TATTCCACGGGGACCACTCTCAGTACTCACGAGACGCTAACGAGATGTCCATACTCACCAGCTGCGCCTTGCTTGGAGCGGACAAGTTTATCCCGCCGTTTAACGAGGTCAACAAGGAAACCAAGACCATCTGCGAGGCCAACAGCATCCAGCTTATCGGCAACAACCATGACAGGATTTGGAGGTCGTTGGAGTTAGAGCGGTTTGACCCAAGGCACACGTTCTGGTATTACCACCCCTGGAGGCTGAATACTGAAAAATTAGAGGAGGCTTTTGGTCTACATGAAAAGGTATGAGGTGCTGGCAGGCCTGGTCAACCAGAGACGCTATAGACGCATAGTAGAGGTCGGGGTCCGAGATGGGGAGACGATGCTCTCGCTGCTCGCGTCTTGTCCGTCTATTGAGAGATACTACGCCGTGGACTCTGACAAAGACGCTTCTTTTCTTGCACACACGCATGACCCCAGAGTGATAGCTATTCTTGAGCCTTCCGTTTCCGCATCATTCAAGGTGGAGGACAAATCGGTTGACCTTGTCTTTATCGACGCGGCATATGACGAGCGAAGCGTCTTTTGGGATATCGGCGTATGGTCTCCGAAGGTGCGCCCCGGCGGGGCAATAACCGGGTATGACTACGGAAACCCGGCACACCGCGCGGTTAAGCAGGTGGTGGATTTATTTTTTGGACCACGCGTTATCGATCATGAGGAGAACGGGGCTTATGTTTGGGAGGTTCTGGTGCATGAGGAGGATGAGATAAAACAGTGCGAGTAGGAATTCATCAACCGAATTTCGTGCCGCACTTTGGCTTCTTCTACAAGATGTCGATGTGCGACGTGTTCATTATCCTAGAGCAGTGTCAATTCGAGAAGAACGGCTACCAGAACCGTTATTTTCTACAAGGCAAGCAGCGATGGGTAACCATGCCGGTTCATTCCGGGCTTGCCCCGCTTTACTCGAAGCAGTACGTGAATGGGGAGAACCTTGTTCAGCTGAACGTAGAGTTCATCCTTTGGGTGATAAGGGTTCTTGGGATCAACACAAGGCTTGTCAAGGACGTAGTGACGGACTCTACCAAGACCCAGAGGCTGGTGGATAACTTGAACCACTACGGGGCGACTCACTATGTGACACACCCGTCCGCGAAGGACAAGTACCTAGATGAGGAGCTGATTAGGAGCTCAGGCATAGACGTTGTTTACGCTACCCATGAGAACGAAAGGCTCAACATCTTAGAGATGTTTGAGCAGTTTGGAATTGACGGTACACGAAAGCAACTGTGGAAATCTAAAGAGGTTAAACAGGAGGCAAGGTGAGAGGGCTAATCGTACTCATAATCTCGTTCAGCTGTATCAGCGCGCCAGCGCACGCTGGAATCAGGTTCGGCCAGGGGACCAAGACCGTCGCGACATCTGGGACGGCTCTGGCTATCCTGTCCTCCTCGAAGCACGTTACCAGCATTATCATCTGCGGTGACACAGGCAACACTGGTAAGATTGCTGTGGCGCAGAACCCGGTAGCAGCGGCAGGGGCACAGCAAGGGGTTATCCTCTCCCCAGGTGGCTGCGTCGTCATTGAGGGTCACTCTGACCCGCCTGTTAAGTTCGATGCGGCCATATTTAAGGTGGACGCGACTGTCAGCGGTGATAAAGCCTCCTTCTTCTACGTCGTAGAGGAGAATTAATAAGATGAAGCGGCTGTTAGCATTCATATTCGGCCTGCTCCTAACGACCACCATGGCCTGCGAAGCTGGCATGTCTGTCACGAACTGCGGGGTATCACCATTCAGCTCGGAAGACACCATAACGGTTTATTCAGATGGCACGGTATATACGATCACGAACACGCAGGCACCCATCGATTTTGGGACGACGGACCCATCCATCACCATCACGAAGCCTGGTACGTACCTCATTATGGCACATGCCAACTGGGAGAATGTCGGGGCTACTTACGCCTTAAACAGGACAATCACGACAAAGCTCAGACGCACGAACAACACGGCTGCGGACCTGGCAGGCAGTTCAACAGCATTTGGAACTGGAATAATCACTGCTCTTAGCGGTGTGGCTGGTAATATTCATTTACCTACTGTGCTATACACGACTATCAACACGGATGACATCATCCAGATCTTTGGCGGCATCGATACAGTCGCTTCAGCAGGTTCTACGACCTGCACTGAAGCAAGCATCGTGGCAGTCAGGCTACACTAAGGAGACAGATGCGCAACTTGAGGCAGTTTTTCAGCTACATGCATGACGTTAACTTTCAGTACGTTGTGCTAAGGAACTTTGATAACCTCCCGAACGATGCGCAGCTAGGCGAACACTCTGACCTTGACCTGCTTGTTTATGACTTTGAGCATTTTTTCGAGCTGTTTCCAGAGGCTAGGCTTGTTCATAAGGTTCCGCGTGTTAGGACTCGCATCCCTATAGGTGAAAGCTGCCTCTATGCAGACGTGCGTTCCGTGGGGGACGACTACTACCCCGAGAGCTTCCAACGCGCCATCCTAAGGTCTAGGGAGTGGAACGACCGTGGTTTTTTCACCCCAGACTATGCTTGCCACACGGCGGCGCTTGCTTATCACGCCGTGCACCACAAGAATGATATCGCTCAAGAGTACAGAAAGTACCTGGGGCCAGTAACAGTGGACGAGCTCTTGGATTCCCTGAAGGCCTCCAGCATCGGCTGGGTGGAACCGAAGGACAAGAGCGTCGGGCGCTTCAACGCCTACTGGAAAGGAGCCACGTCCGTAATCAAGAAGACGGATTTTGGGGTCATAAAGACTCAAGTCTCCTATCACGAGTACCCTCTGCTTGCCAATGAGGAGGATATTCTGTCAAGGCTTAATAGCAGGCATTTTCCGAAGCTCATCCCGCAGGGAGAGAAATATAATCCAGATGCCATCGCCATTGAGAACTGCGGTGAGCACCTTACCTTGGACAACATTCCCGATGATTGGAGGGCGCAGCTTAATCGTATTCTAGATGAGCTCCAAGCGCACGACATACAGCACCGCGATATCAAGCTCGACAACCTCATGGTTCTTGACAGGACCATCAAGCTCATAGACTTTGGCTGGGCCATTACTCTAAAAGCTCAAATTTTTAGGGGTGGAAAATTTGAGCTTCTTGAGAAGTCGCCTCCAAGCTGTCTTGGAATGCCAAACAAGCCCTCTACGGGTTTTGATGATGAATATTCCATGAGACGTGTCATTAAGCAGATCGAATATATGCTTGAGGAGGCCGTCGTATGCAGATAGTGGCTATTGAGCTATTCAACTTTGACCTGCTTTTGCTATCTATAGGCAGGGACATGAGGTACAAGCTGCGCGTGACCACATTTATTATTCTAGGTATGGTTTTGGTCAACAATGGCTCTTTCTGCTTTCCTGCGGGCTTCAGACTTAGGACGCTTATGGACATGCTTCCTGACTGGCTATACTTCTGGCTGGAGAAACGCATATGAGGATTATGGCCATCGAGCGAGATCAGCTTGCGACAAACTACTACCGTGTACGCCTGCCACTTCTTAAGGCTTTAGAGCATGGCCACGCCGAGGTTTATTTCATTAAGGAGAGCGAGCTTGGAGAGAAGAACGCACCAAACCTTGCCGTGATGTCGGATGTAATCTTCTTTGCAAGACCATCTACCAAGGCCTGGTTTGAGTTCATCAAGATGTGTCGGAAGATCGGGAAGGTGGTCGTTACCGATTATGATGACGACCCGTTTAACACGAGCCCTCTAAACCCATATTATCAATACGTCGGCATTGAGCCGTGGAACTTCCAGTGGGAGGATGGGACAACTGAGAAGCTGTGGCATGAGGAGATGGTCTCGCCAACCGGCAAGAAGATTTTTAACATCGACGCAAACATCCATTTCCGTGACATGTTCAGGCTGAACTTCAAGAAGGCAGACCTTGTGACCTGCACCACACCAGAGCTGCGGGAGGAGTTCCTTACCATCAACCCAAATGTTGCCGTGCTCCCTAACTTTATTGACCCTGAGTTCTATCCACGTGGACAGGAGTTTGTCAAGAGTGAAGTTCGCATGGGTTGGCAGGGCGGGGCATCACACTACGAGGACCTATACTTGGTCAGACCGGCCATCATTGATGTTTTGCGCCGCCACAAGAACTTAAAGTTCGTCTACTCCGGCGACCTGCGTTTCATGGGTCTTTTTAAGGATGCCCCACAGAATCAGATGGAATACCACGCCTGGGTTCCGCACGTTGCTTATCCCTACAAGATTTTCAGCTTAAACCTGGATATTGGCCTGTGTCCTTTGGTTGACAACCGTTTTAACAGGAACAAGTCAGCGATCAAGTGGCTTGAGTATTCGGTGTTGTCGGCCGCTACGGTGGCAAGCGACATGGTGCCGTACTCTTCTGTTATCTCAAACGGATCAACAGGCCTGCTTGCTGCTAGCGACACCCGTTCATGGGTACAGGCCATCGAGGAGCTAGTAATTGACAAGTACCGCCGTGAGCGCCTTGCCCGCGCGGCGAGGAACGAGGTGTTTACGAACCACAACATCAACACCAAGTCTCACATGTGGCCGGAGGCGTTCTCAAGGGCTATGAAGGGAGAGCTGGTAACAGCATGAGCTACACGTTTCTCAACATGCAATCCAAGTTAAGTTCACTGCTCGGTGATGACAACACAGGCACGACGGACCAGTTCCCTCTGGCCAGCCGCAAAAAGGAGCTGAACAGGGGTGAGATGCAGTTTTGCAGGGAGGCGATGCTTGTCAGGGCAAAGTCCACGGGAACCGTATCATCTAACCAGATAGCCCTGCCTTCAGACTGCCTGCAGATACACGTTCTTATCGTCAGCAACTATGTCATTACTCGTCAGCGCGAAATCTCAATAGAGGATTATGAGAGGTTCTACAACTACGGTGGGGCGATCCCTGTTTACTACATCTCAGAAGAGAGCGGGGCTCGTTACATCAAGCTTCTTGGCTCAGTGACGGGCGCTGCCTACGCGCTGTATTACTTCAAGAAACCAGACACTGAGCTTAGCGATGACTCAGACACTGGAATTCTTCCTGAGGAGTACCGCGAGGGGCCGGTCTACTACGCCGCCTCTGAGCTTTTAAGGCAGGTTGGGAAGAACGAAATTTCCAACACCTACTACCAACGGTTCTTGACCATCGTCCGAGATGCCAAGGCATACGCAGAGCGGCTTTACATGAGCAAGCAGTACGCCGTGCCAGACGTTAATCTTGTCATGGGAGCAGACGATCTTATTGGAGGAGGCTATGATTATAGCCTGATGTGATGGGACTACAAACTGCTCGCGTGTTGGATAAGCAGGAACATGTAGAGCTGGCGTTAGAGCTCTTAAGCTTCGCCGGAGGGGAGAACACCATCTCCGAGGACCAGGCCATGAAGACCGAGGAGGGTCGCCAGGTTGACAACTGGGACGCCCTCTCCCTTGGAGGCATGATACGCGCCCGTGGCTTCAACGAGGTAGGAGACGGAGGAGTCGGTTACACCTTACAGCCAGACCTTCTTATTCAACATAAGGACTCAGGCGGCACGGAGTTATACGCAGTCATCGAGGGCGACCTGGTAAAATTCGTCGGGGCTGTTCTTACGCAGGACGATGCTGCCGCCTTCACGTCTGGTGTGTTGACTCACGGGGTTTCGGCTGGTGAGGGCCTGTGGATGACCAATGTTTCTGATGGCCTAAAGCGCAAGACTGTCGGGGTCGCCATCGCTACGCCATCCTCTGTTCCAGCCTCGAACTGTGCTCGAATTTATGGGCATAAGACTCGCTTGATTGCTGAAGGCTCAAGCGACTTTCCACGCAGGGTTTACATCTGCCGCGCCGGGGTGGGCAACTGGGTCGCATCCGACGCTTGGAGTCTTTCTAACGATGCCTCTAGCATCGACCTGCCTGAGGACACGAGAGGCTGTCAGCCGAACTTCCCAAGCGGTAATGAGACGCTGGTTTTCACAAATAGAGGCGGGTATGCCATCTATAACTTTCCGAACACGGCCTTCAGGCCTCTTGGAAACCCGTTTCGCAATTGCTGTGCGCCGTACTCTATCGCACTTGGTGATGAGGGAGTCTATTTCATGTCCGATTGGCCGACGAAGGGCATCTTCGTTTATGATGGAGTAAACTCACCCAAGGAGTTGACATACTTCAACAGGGATGTTTTTATCGACAAGATCGATCTTTCCAAGCGTGTTTACGGCATCTATCGCAACAGGCGGTATTATCTCATCTACTCCGATATTGACAGCGCTGTGTCCTATCCTAACAAGATGAGAATTTATGATGCCACGCTAGGCCGGTGGATGAACCGGCCGGTGAATACCGCGCTATCCGACAACTTTGGATACCCTGCGCTCCTTAGGTTTGGGTTTAACAATATTTATGCCGCCTCATCTCAGAAGGACAAGTGCTACGAACTAGAGACGGATGACAATTCCGATGAGGGCCAAGCCACCCAGGCTGTCTACAAGACGAAGGTCTTTTCCTCACGCGACTTCGCCATTGCAAGTGGCGGGGAGTTTGGCATAGACGATGTGCGCCTTAAGCTTATTAAAATGATCGTGACGTTCCACGGCACGACAGGCTCCGTGAGCGTGCTGTGGGACATGGACCGCGGTCTTCATTCAGGAACAAAGACCATAGACCTTACAGCTGCCGGAGCTTTGCTTAACACAACCTTCATCTTGAACACATCGTCGATAACATCGACCCCACAGGACCGCACCGTGGTGTATCCGTTCCCTAACGGTGCAGTTGGAAGACGTGTTCAGTTCACCATTTCAAACAGCGGAACGTCAACACGTCCACGCATAAAGAAGATAAAGATCGTGGCTTTGGCTTTGGAAGAGGCATAAGGAGGAGTGATGAAAAGAAAGCTCGCTATTCTAACAATCTCTGCATTGCTTATAGGCTCTGTCGCTTGGGCGGCGTGGCCTTCGCTGAGTGCTCGTTCTAAAGACTGGGGCACGGAGGTTCTCACAGACGCTGACCTGGAAGCCCAGCTAGACCTGCTTCACACGTATTTTAATGACTCCTTGCACGCCTCTACCGGGCATGATCACTCAGGGACCACCAATGACGGTCCGAAAATACCTCTGAACTCAGGGCTCACAATCGCTTCACAGGCGGCAGGTGATGTTATTTATGCAAGTTCATCCTCTGCATGGGCAAGGTTAGCTAAGGGGACAGCCCTTCAAGTTCTTCGCATGAACTCTGGGGCTACCGCTCCTGAGTGGGCCGCAGTTAACGTTGCCCCAGAATTTAGATCAGAGATGAACGTCATGCAGGCAAGCACCACTACAATGACCGTGGGCCCAGGAAGTGTTGTGATTAACGCTTCAAATGTTTCTAAGACATCAAACACCACTCTTACATTGACTACCTCTGGTAACTGGGCCGGTGGCGTATCTCAGCAAGCGACCAACACAACAGGGTATGTCATTATTGACGCTAGCGGCAACATTAAGATGACAACGACCGCTCCGACACACGCGGATTACGCCGTCTCTATCACAGCCGCAAACAACACAAAGCGTTATGCCACCGTTTCAGGGACCGTGTATCGTTATCTTGGATGGTTCCGCATGAACGGCACCGGTTCTGGCGAGCTTGATACATACGGTGTGTCTAACATATTGGACGTGGGTGTCCGTAACTTCGTGGAGTATCAGACAGGAGCCGTTGCAACCGGCACCACGGCGATGGTCTCAGACGACACCATCCCTCAGAACACCGAAGGTGATCAATTCTTGTCGCTCAACTTTGTGCCAACCAACGTTAATAACAAGCTGAGGATAGATATACGATTTGTGGGTGACCACTCGACAGACAATATGCCGATGATCATGGGGTTATTTCAGGACTCTACGGCTGGCGCGCTGAGCGCTGTGCAGGCCAGCTTCTCAGGCGGGACATTTGTCCATCAGATTGGATTAAGCCATGTCATGAAGGCAGGGACAACCTCGCTAACAACTTTTAAGGTCAGGGTTGGTGGTACGACTGGTTCCACCACGACCATGAATGGCACCGGAGGCGCGAGGCTTCTTGGAGGCGTGATGAATTCATACATCCGGGTCGAAGAGATTCCGGCGCAGCTTACCTAATGGCTGAGGGCTACGTTGAGCTAACGCCTGAAAAGCTGAAAACAGCCGAGGGGCTATCAGAGCTCAACCGAATGATGAAGAAGCTTTTTGACAACGTCGCCGGGGACGCTGAGACGCGCAGAATATTCTCGGGCGTAGGCTCGCCCGAGGGCGCAGTTGCCGCTGGTGTTGGATCAATTTACATGCGCACCGACGGTGGTGCGTCCAGCACAATTTATGTCAAAGAGTCCGGTGATGGGGCAACTGGATGGACCGCAAAATAATGAGGAGATTTTAGATGGGACTTTTTAGTAGCAAGAAATCAGTAGAGCTGCCTCCTCCACCGATGTTTTACCAAGACCCAGGTGTGGCCGAGGCTATCCGTAACGGGCTGAGCATAGGTTCAGCCTACACGACAGGCTATGGATTGACTCCTTACATGCAGGAGGCGGTTAGCACCTCTCCAGAGGCTACCCGCAATGCAATCAATGCCGCATCCAGTATGCTCCTCCCAGAGCTCAGGGATTCTCGTAAGCGGATAATTGCTGACCTAGAAGCGAATAACCAACTCACTGGTTCGACGACAGCCTCTACGCTGGCTGACCTTGAAAGCGACTATCTCTCGCAGATAACATCAGCAGGTCTTGGCATGGCCGCCTCTGACATTGAACGAGCTCTTGGCGCAAGACTAACCCTTGCTGGGCTTGGCGTAAACTCGACCTCAAACGCGGGAAGCCTTGCCCTTACAAACCAAGGCCAGCAGAATGAGTTTAACCTTGCGAATTATGAGAACCAGGTAGCCAAGGTGCTAGCAGGACAGAAGGACAGCAAGGGGGGTCTTTTGGGTGCGTTGACAGGAGGGGCTGGTGGATTAATGGCCGGGCTTGCCCTTGCGCCATTCACAGGCGGTGCGTCGCTTGCAGTGACCGGAGGATTGACCGGTTTAGGGGCTTTAGCCGGTGGGCTTGGGCCTTCAGGAACTGGAGGGGCCATAATGCAATCTGGGGCAGGGTTAGCTGGCGCTAGGCTATCTCAGCCAAAGCCGGTTGTACAAACAAACCCGTTTACCCTAAGCAACGTTAACAGCGGCGAGGTAATTAATGACAACCTTCGCTTGGTAGGCGGCTTAGGCAGGCGCGGCGGCTTCTGGGAGAATTATTAATGGGGGTTCTTTCTGACGTTTTAGCGTATAAAAGACAGAAGGATGCGGATGAGATGAAAGATATCTTGGCCATCCCTACAGCCTTGCAGACCTTCACAGAGGCCCGAAAGCAGGCGAATGATACCATGATGCAACAGCTGGCTTTGAATGTTACAGCGGCTGGGCATGGACTTAAGATTGGACCAGACGGGTCTATCGTTCGAGATGAGTCTCTCAAGACTGATCTTGAAAAGCTAATCGAACGCAGCAAGGTGGCAGAGGCCGCTAAACTCATGGGCAATCGCCAGCTTTATGAAGATGTTACAGGCACATCCTCTGTCGGCAATCAGGCTGACCCGTTGTTAGATACGACACCTGCAAAACCAGAGGAAGCCGGTCCTCTTTCAGGCATTGAAGCCCCTGAGATTGACTTGTTCACTGGAAAGCCAACCAGTAAGGGGCTCCAACAAGAGGCGAAGAATAAGCTTATTCAGCAGGAGCAGGAGCAGAGCCTGAAGAAGAAGGTTCCAGGTGCTCAGCAACAAGCCGACCTGATAGAGGCTAAAAATGCAAAATCTTTGCTCACTCAGATGAAGGACGACGCTAAAAAGCTGCCTTCTGGTTATGGGGCAATCTGGCAGAATATTGTAAATTTCTTCACTCGTGGAGAGACCAATGCGGAGCTTGTAACTTATAATGACTCTAGGCCAGCCGCAGCAGTAGGTCTTTACAGGACGCTTACGGGGGACAAGCGCTTGTCCGACAACGACGCAAAGAGCAGAGCGCTTCCACTTCTTTGGGATAGTGATGAGGGCGGTAAGGTTAGAGAAAAGAAGTTCAAGAAGCTGATGCGCATGGCCTCTGCCCGTGAGAAGTTGGTAGCGGCTGGGCAGTATACTGTAGATGAGAACGGCCAGTTCATCACGCCACTCTCGGAGGTTGAGAAAGAGGCAGAGAATTTTGACGACGACGCATCCAGTGAAAGATTCACCCCAGCCGTGGAGCGAGACATTCAAGACAGCATGAAATACTACAATAAAACGCGCAGGGAGGTCATTGAAGCGATGCGGGAACAGGACTTGCTAGACTGATGGCCATAGTCAAGGGTTTATTTCAAGAAGCTAAACAGCGCCAATCGGCGCGGGAAATAGTCAAGGGTTCAGTCATTGACACCCTAAAGGGCGTTGGCCGTTCCATGGTCGGGGCGACCGCCTCCGAGTACTCTCCTGGCTTGGAAAGCGACCTTATAAAGCGAGCCTCAGCCGAGAGCATGAACCTTGGCAGGAAGGCCGTGGACGCGTTTGGTGTCCCAAGCACGCCTAACGCAAATGTGTTTGGAGTGGACGTAAACCCAAACAGCGTCGCCTCCTTCCTCGCTGGCTCAGCGATAGACCCACGCGCCCTGGCTGGATATTTGACCCCTGTGGTTGGAACGGCTAGTGGGGCAGCGGAGGGGCTGCTCACAGGCTCCAACATCGCAAGGAAGTTTGCGGCCTCAAAGAGCGGTGCGCTAGACCGTCTCATCTATCATCAAGCTTCCACTAAGGGCCGGGCTGTTACCTCAAGGCTACTTCCAGCCTTGGATGTAGCGACAGACGTGGAAGCTAATAGGCCCGTTAGCGCCCTCGTTGAGGGATCACAAATTATTAAAAAAACCTCAAAACCTCAGCATATTGTAGACAAGTTCAGAAACGAGCAAGATGTAGTTGTGGGCCAGATTGAGAGTCTAGTCAAACAGAATGTGAAGGAGATAAGCCCTGAGTATGTGATGACAAGGGCCAGACTTATTCTTCTTAAACAAATTAAGAACTCGAACCCAGCTGAACGTAAGAAGCTAGCAAAGGCTTTCGCAGATGAGTGGCGATGGATAAACGAGCAGCGTGGCATGGATACCATAAAGGCCCACAACCGCAAGAAGTTTCTTTACGATCGCACCGAGGGTATTCAAAAGCGTCAGCGTAAAGGCCTGCAGATTGTAACCGCCCCAGAACAAGGCATCGCAGACGACGCTTTCGCACAAGCCTATAAAGAGATTGTAGAGCAGACCCACCCAGATATCCACAAGCTCAACAGTCGTTGGTATGGCCTTGAAAGCGGCAAGAAAGCCGCCGCTAAGCTCGTAGAGACTACTTTGGAGCATGGGAATATAGCGCAACGAGTCGCTACACAGATAGCGGGAAGACCTTCAATGCGTTCGGTGACTGCGGCGGCTGTGCGAGAGATACCAATTATAAAACAATCGGTTTCGAGAATGACAGGTGAAATTGAGAGGCTAAATAAAAAAGCATCAGAGGCGTTGGTTCGCTCAAGACTAAAGCAAGCGCCCAGGCTGCTTGAGCCGAATTCTCAGTATTTCCGTGAAATCCTTGGGCCGGATGATCTAGCCACGCTTCCTGGGCCAGCCAATATACCTCATCAGAAATTACTTCCTGCTGGCCAGGGCTTTGAGATGGTGTCACCAGAAGAATCCATAGCTCGGTTGCGCTTAGAAAAGTTTATAGAAAATTTTGAAATTCCTTTTAGAGGGCATAGAAAATCAGTACTGAAGTTTGATAAGAAGGAGAAAGAAGCTCTTAACAACCAGCTCATCGGGCGCTCTCACACTGGCTGGTATGAAGTCAAACCCAGCCTGCGAGTCCATAACCAAGGTATAGGGTCAATGGAGACTAAGGCTCATGTCAAGAAAATTTCACGGAGAAAATAATGGCTAGCCGAGAAGAGATGATGCAACAGTTTCAGAAGCAGCGTCGCCGCGAGAGGCTATCAAGCAATGACGGTGCATCACAAAGGGTAGATGCTATCAAGGAGCAGCGCTTTGTGTCTAAGGATGACATTGCAGAGCTGCGCCGTTTCATCCTTAGCGTCTCGGAGAGCATTGAGGCAAAACTATCTCTGGAACACATGTCCTTTGAAAAGCGAGCTCAAAGATACGAGAATACGGTTGGGAGCTCTGTCAGGGATGAGCTGAACAAGGAGATGGTCAAGTTCAACCTCCCCGTGCAGAAACAGATAAACATTCCTGTGTCAATCGATCAAGGTGGTACTGGCGCAACCACGGCAGCCGGGGCTGTGATTAATTTAGGTCTAGCCACCAATGATACTGTTTACTTCGGAGACCAAGGAACCAATGGCTCTTGGAGGATTACAAAGAGTGGAAACGACTTATCTATAGAGCGAAGGGAGAGCGGTTCATGGGTTCAAAAGTCTCTTATATTGGCTTCTTAATAGCCTTCATTCTATCCGGCCCGGTCCAAGCAGCGCAGCAGACAGACAGGCTGGATTTGAGGAATGGAACCACCGATGTTGGCAAGCTACGCCTCTATGAAGATGGGGACGACGGGACGAACTACGCTGAGATACTTCCTCAGGCGATGTCAAGCACGATACAATTCCTTCTTCCAAACACAGCATCGGGAACAATCTACGCTTCTGGTAATACCGATGTCGCGCTCGCCGACGGAGGCACGGGCGCTTCTCTTGCCGATCCAAATGCAAACAAGGTTATCGGCTGGGACGACACCGACGGAGCGGTGAAATTTTGGACTCTTGGTTCCGGTCTCTCTTATAATGATGTAACAGACACAATATCCGCGACAGGGACAGGCTATATTACATCTGTGGGAGACTGCACCACAGGAGCTTGTTTGGATGGCTCATCGGACGGCGGCACGTCGATTTCCCTATACGACGGCGATTCACATAAAGGCACTTTTCAAACCGCCAATCTTAACGGGGATCGGGTCTACACCTTCGGGAATCTCTCGCTCACTTTCGACCAGTCCGTAGCCGTAGGAGCGGGCCCGGCTTTCACGAACGCCGTTCTGACCACACCGAACATCGGGACACCGTCTGCGGGGACGCTCACCAATGCCACGGGCCTACCTGTCGCAGGTATCACGTCATCGACCTCTACAGCTCTTGGTGTTGGTTCTCTGGAAGTAGGCCATGCCTCAGATACGACTCTAGCCCGTGCTAGTGCCGGAAACCTTACCGTCGAAGGAAATGCTCTTTATATGGCTGGGGGAACGGATGTTCCGGTTACGGACGGGGGAACGGGTCGCTCAACAAGCACGACCGCTTACGGTTTAATTGCTGCTGGAACGACGGCTACCGGAGCGCACCAGACTCTCGCAGCGGGAGCTACAACCGAAATACTGGTGGGCGGTGGGGCTTCCGCGCTTCCCGTCTGGACTACCGCGCAAGGCTCTGGTGCGCCTGTCCGAGCAACATCGCCGACTTTAACGACCCCAAATATCGGAGTAGCCACGGCAACTAGCGTGAATGGGATGATTCCTGTATCTCCTGGAACAGCCCCTAGTATTACATCCGTTGGGCATTTTTCAATAGACACGACTGATGACCAATTTGTTTACTATGGTGGCGCAAAACGTGTCCTAGCATACGAAAGAACTGTTTGCGCTGTTCTGGAATCTCTCACTGCATCAGATGATAACTATGCGTTTTTTATGAACAACGACGCTGTAACGGTTACGGCTGTTGGTTGTAACTGTAGAGGGACCTGCTCAACTCTAGCCACTTTCACCTTAGAGGACAGGGGCGGAAACGCCATGACTATCACAGGAACTAATCCAACCTGTGCCACGACTGGAGCAGCCACTTTTGCCGCCGTCACCGCTGGCAATCAGCTTGTGGCTGGTGAAATGCTTGCTTTCGATGTTACGAATACCCCGACTACGGGCGATACCTATGCGCTATGTGTTCAATATACGGCAGATGCTCAATGATTAGAAAAACGATTTTTTCGAGTTTCATTGTTTTTTCCATTTTATCTGGATTGGCTTTTGCTGCAACGGAAGATTTCACTACTTACACGGAACAAGATGAGGGTGCCGATCTTACCGTCACGTCCACCAGAGTGACTGGCACAAGCATGGAAACAAACGGAGACAAATTCTATGTTCAAAAAGATTTTGGGGCGTCTCACTTTACCGATTTTTCGCACTTACTAACAGTAACCCAGACGGCAGATAGCACTGACAGTCTTTGGGGTGTGTGGGCAATGGGGAACGTAAGCGGCGATCTGGAGGATTTGAACGTTAATGGAACTGGTTTACAGTTATTTTATTTAGACAATGATCAACTTGGAATCTATGATATATCAACCGATAGTTACGATGAAAGTACAGGGCTGTCCAACTCGACTGTCTATTATTTAACTATATCTCGTTCAGGCACTACTTTTACCTGCCAAATTTATTCCAATTCTGGTCGAACAACCTTAGTAGATACGATTTCGATAACGAGCGTATCTACTGCTTTTAGATATTTGAAAGTAGTCGCTGGGCTTGACATAGCAGGTGTTGGAAAAACAGCAAGTGGGTATGTTGAAAATCTTGATGTTCAAGAAGCTGCTGGAAGCGCCAGGCGCGTCATGGTTGTCCAATGAAAGACCTTCCTCTTAGGTTCGCATTTGGAATTTTCTTAATGATTCTTCTTGTTGAAACCATGCAAAAAGGAGGTATGGTTCGATGAAACTTACAGAAACTGGATCGGCTTATTTCAGGGTTTTCAAGAACAATGTCGAGATTTCCAAGCACAACGAGAAGCACAAAGCCATTGAGGCGGCCATAAACTTGGAACTAGAAAACCCAAAAGATGACATCAGAATCCACCAAATTTTAGAGTTGCGCGTCGAACATGAAGTCGTTACGCCACCTGTTCCTACGCCAACCCCTGTTCTACCGATCCCAGAACCAGATCCTGTTCCTCCATCACCCCCACTCCCTACATCGCCACCCACTGCTATCGGATTTTTCTCTCAAACGTCAGTTTACTATGCTGGCGTTCAGCAGTTTCCAAAACACTCAAAATCAGACGCAATAATTCAGGAGTTGGTGCGTAACTCAAAACTGGCATGGGGTGGAGCAGTTTCTTGTGAATCATTCTCGAATGGACTTTGGGAGGCTGATTCAAACACGCCCGTAGTAACGGTTAGACGCATCAAAAATGGACAGACGATTTCGTTTCAAGCTCGAATCCCATTGAATTTTAAACCGGCCGCCGGAGAAGATGCCCATGGCTGCATCATTGACCGCGTAGCTGGACATTCGCTGGAAATGTGGGCGATGGAAAAGGACGCGCAGGGCTGGACGTGCCGGGACCGTGGGATTGTCAAGCTGGGAGGCGACGGTATTTTGCGCGACGTGAACGGAGACTGGAACTCTGCCACGGCTTCTCATATACCCATCTGTACACGACCCATCACGAAGAAGGAGCTGGAGGACTACGCGGCCGGGAAAATCAAGTCGGCCGGGCACATGATCGGTTTGGCCTTGAACGAACCGGCCGTCTACCCTGGCTTCAAGCACCCAGCTCAGTCAAATTCAGATGGAAACAACAATAGTCCAAATGCTATCGTATACGGACAAGTACTGCGTTTTCCGGCTAACTACACGCCACCCGCATCACATCCGGTTCTGCTTCGGTGTATCGCAGACACCTGCAAATACGATGGCTGTGTCGTTATGGATGTTACTGGCAGCGGCGCCGCGTTCTACGTCCAAGACCCACAGCAGTTCGGCATGGACGAGGTTCAAATGCTAAAGCCCTATATTGGAGGTTACATCCAGAATCCGGGTGGGGATGAGTGGATACAGTTTTACAAGCTGTTCGGGGACGCAACTAACCCTAGTATCTTCGAGTGGGGCAAGATGGAGGCCGTCGCTTGACATCTTTGCATTTGAATAAAATTCCAAGTTGGGCTTTGACGGTAGCTAATGTTACAAATGACTTTGAAGGAACCTCTAGGCCACAAGGGTCTGCCTACGATATAGGGGCTTTTGAATACGTTGCGCTGCCATCCCCAACAAATCACCTGTCATGTAGTGGGAATGGCGTTCGGTTGTCTGGAAATGGAGCGAAACTTTCATAGGTGGTCGGACAGGAATACCGGCATGATTCAATTAAAAACGAGGGAAATATGAAAGAGGTTCTGCAAACAGCGCCACGCTGGTTCATCGTTTTTTGGATAACGGTCATAAGTTCGGTTTCGTGGGTTTTGTTGTCTTTTGTCATTAAGAACGCTTATGGACAGATACAAACAAACAGCAACGAAATAAGGCGTATGGACAAAATTTCCGCAGAGACGGCTCAAGGCGTGTCGATACTGCGTGAAGAAGTCTCATCCATCAAAAAGTCGCAAGAGCAATTCAGGGTTGAATACCGAGAAGACAGGAAAGACATGGACCAAAAGCTGGATGAGCAATACGCTCTTTTAACCAAGATAAGCGGCAATATAAAAGGGAGGGATAGATGAAAAAGACAAGCGCGTTTGTTCTGGTTGGACTCTTGTTTTTCGGCGGGAGCGCGTTCGCCGGATATCAGTGCGAAACACCGTCGTGCGTAACGTGCCCTGCGATCGTGGATACGGACACGAACACGCAAAGGCAACCCTGGGGGGCGGGTGTGGGTCTGGATATCGTGCTGCTCAAAGGGCATGATTTCCTGTCCGAGGTATCCTTTGAGAACCGCTATGACGTGAAGAACCGAGAGTATCGTGGGTTCGTCGTGGGGGAGATTGACACGACGAAGCTCTGGGCTTAAAAAGGGAGGTTGGTTAACATGAATGGGAAAAAAACGTACATCTTGGTTGCTTTGGCAGCCGTTGGTGCGCTTTCTGGGTATTTGTCCGGTGTTGTCCAAGACGGGTTTGACTTGGCGAAGTTCTGGACGTTCCTTCAGTCTGAGGCGATGATTGGGGTTTTTGCAACGCTTAGGCACGCCATCGCAAAAAAGTAGGATTATACCTCAGTGGAATTCTGGGGAGTCATAGCTGGTCTGATAGGGGTCATTGGACTGGCATTGAGGTTCTTTCATCGAAAGAACCGCGAGAGGCGTGAGAGTATAAAAGCGACGGAAGCAGAAGGAAAGAAGGGGCTATCAGAACGTGACCCGTCTAAGATCACTGCTTTTTTTAATCGCATACGCCGCCAGCGTTAGCGGTTGCGCGACTTTTCAACAGAAACAGCCGATTTACATGATTAAGGAGAAGGATATCCAGCCCATGCAAGCTGGGGAATCTTTCACTGCGAAAGAAAACGGATGGTTTATCTCAGAGTATTACTTGAGCGAGGTCATGAATGCGTCAGCTGAGGACGCAAAGCGCATGGCTTGACTTTTTTACGGGTTCAGGGCATACTGTAGCAGTAGTGCCTTCCATGCCCGTCCAGGGCTACGAGGTCACTCTCCTAAGCCGTTGTTATATTGGTTAACAACGGGCTGCCGTTCGGTTGGTCGCCGAACGGCAGTTTTTATTTATATTGACAATGTTTTTGCTTCGTGCTATAACTTCTGTGCTCATTTAAATTGAAAAAGGAGAGTGACCAAATGAATATATCCGATTGCAAATCTAACGCGTCTTGGTGGACTGATGCCCAGAAAGCGCATGATTGACCCGGAATTTTGGAGCGATGAACAGATTGCGAAGTGGTCTCCGATTACTCGACTTTTTTACATAGGTCTTTGGAACTTCGCTGATGATGAGGGGCGTTTCAAAGCACACCCGGCGCTTCTAAAGTCGCAAATTTTCCCTTACGAGGACACTTTTAACTTCCTTGCCATCAAAAATGATCTAGGGGAAAAGATTGAGTGGTATGATGTGGGCGGTTCTCAATACGGGTATATTCGTAACTTCAATAAACACCAATACATAGAGAAAATGAGGAATTCATCTCTTCCAATTCCCCCTTCATTACGGGAATTATCCTTGAATGGTAGGGGACTGGTAGGGGAAGACTCCCGCCTAATAGAAAAGAATAGAATAGAAAAGAATAGGGCCTCCGCGGCCCTCGTCATCTCTTACCTAAACGAAAAGGCAGACAAGAACTTTTCTGTGAAATCAGAGGCCAATTTAAAATTCATAATGGCTAGAATGTCCGAAGGACGAACCGTGGACGAACTCAAAAGCGTCGTTGATTTGAAATCCTCTCAATGGAAAGGACAAGAAAAAATGTGGCCCTATCTCAGACCGGAGACATTATTCAACAAAACAAAATTCGAAAGCTATTTAAACGAGAAGCCGAGAACAAAGGCAACGGCATCGTCACAACCGTTCGATTTGAGTGTGTATGCAAAAAGACGATCATGAGCTTGTTCATGAGATTATGCGAGAGAAAGAGTTTTCGAAATTACTGGAAAAAATAATAAACGAGACTTTTTACAATCATGAGTATAGGCAAAAAGCTGAGGAAGCCTTAAGGTGGACAACGAACAATATCGCGGTCAACGAAAGGTTGTTGCTCATATTCCGTCAAATGAGACTATATCCACTACAGTCGGAAAGCTTATCATTGGGTTGTCAGAAAAGCGAGGGGAACCAGAATTCAAAACAGGTTTGGAAGTGGTAGATAAAGGGCTTTTTGGTCTTCACCGGAAGATGTTGACTGTCTTGGCCGCTCGCGCAGGTCAAGGCAAAACGTCCATGGCTTGCAACATGGCTTTTCATCTGGCAGATAGCGGAACGAAGGTTGCTATGGCATCGCTTGAGATGGCAAGAGAAAACATCGTGACGAAGTTGTTTTGTGCCGAGAACAAGGTAGACACTTTTAGATTTATGATCGGGGCCATCACGAAAGAAGAAAAGAACCGTCTTGAAGTTTTTAAAAAGGCCGTAGAGAAACTTCCGCTTCGTATAATCGATGATTTTTGTTTCACTCAGGATGAAATTTACACGCTCTTCGATCATTTGGATTTTAAACCAGACGTTTTTATAGTCGATCACCTGCAACATATCCGATCAACGAACAGGCTATCTGATCGTGAGAACCTAACCGAATACCTGAGATTTCTGAAAGAGACTTCCATGCGGCATAACATTGCCGTTGTGGTTCTGTCTCAGGTCAACCGGGAAGGAGATGAGAAGCCAACGCTCAAGAATTTGAAGGGCACCGGGGCTATCGAGGAAATGGCCGATCACGTTCTTTTTCTTTCTCTGACGGAGAAATCGTCACAATTTGGCTCTATCAAAGACACCGTATCCGAAGCCTCTGTTGAGATCGCCAAAAACAGGCTAGGCCCGAAGGGGTATTTTTTGCTCCATTTCAACGGTTCGCACGGTAAGTTCCACAACATCGAGAAATACATGACCGAGCCAGACAAAGCGGAAATAGAATCAAGATGATTATTTCACCATGGCTCGCGTAAAAGGCATGAAAGAGGGTGACGTTCGTGACCGGCTTTACGGGTGGGCTTATGAAGAAAAAGAACCGGAGAACGTGAGGGACCTTGTCTGTTATCTTAAGAGATGGGAGATGGCCGGTTCAATAAAATTTGAAAAACCGAAACGCAAGATTGAACTCGCTCGTGCGATGTATAGTCTTGGGGCAAAGTTGAGATCAAAATGAAGTTTATTTTTTTTGGGGCCTCCACTTGAACCGCTTCAAGGTCAAATGCGGTGCGGCTGACAGATGGTTCTCGCTCTACATTCGCTTGCGGGACAAATTCACCTGCCAGAAATGCGGTCGCCGGTGCTTTCAGAGGTCTCTCAACAACCCTGACGCGCCGCAGACGCGCATAGAATGCTCTCACTTTTTTTCTCGACGGCATCAGAATACTCGTTATGACGAGAGGAACGCCGAGGCTCTTTGTGGCTCTTGCCATGAGTGGGTTGAGGCCCACCAGACAGAGCGTGAGGAGCGCGCAAAAACCAGGCTTGGGGATAACGCATACTACAGACTTCTTATTTTGGCGAAGCAGGCCTCTCCAAAATATGCGAGAATATCCGAAGAGGCTTATTCTAAATTTTATCGTGGACTTGCAACGCATTTGGCAAAAAAACAGGGTCTTTTGTGGATTCTAAGAAAATGAACCACCACTCAAATATTGTTGACAGCCCAGCAAAAACCTGGTATAGTCTCAGAGTCTCAACCACGGAAGCGTCGAACGCGACCTAACAAAAGGGGATGAAATCATGACGAATAAAATACTGCCAGAAGTCATTCAGCAAGCCGAAGACAACCTGCAAGTTAACCCGCTCGAAGTTTCGCTTGATGCGCAGAAGGTCGAGTCTCGTGTCGGGGCTATTGCTCGCGCTATTGACGGAGCGGTAAAAGTCTCAATTCAGAGAACAAATTTTCAGGACTGGATGAAGGTCGCCAGCAAAGGAGGAAAGATTTCCTACTACCTGCAAGCTACGGGAGCCCAGAAGGTTCGCACGATTTGGGGCATATACTACAGAAACAGGCAGGTCACGAAAGAACAGGGTGAGAACGGCACCTATTCCTACGTTGTCGAGGGCGAGGTCGGGTCTTCGGTTTTGGACAACCTTTACGGCCAGCCAATTACTTTGCAGATTGATGGTGGGCGCTCCTCATCCGACGGGTTTTTTTCCAGCAACAACAGAACACCCGACCCGATGGATGTCCGAAAGTCTGCCGTCTCAAACTGGGAAGCGAGGGCGATATGCACATTGCTTGGCCTGAAGAACATGACCGAGGCTGATCTGATCAAGAACGGTGTGGACGTGCAGAAGATCGCCGGTTACGAATTCAACGCCGGGGCAGAAGGCGGCGGCCAGTCCGCAGGTGTGGCTGGCGTGATCAGCGACCCTCAGGCAAAGCGTCTCTGGGCGATTTGCAAAGAGAACAACGTAAGCGACGCTCGGATTAAGGCGCACATCTTCGTCAAATACAAATACAACTCTTCGAAAGAGATCGAGAAGAAAAACTACGACGAGATCGTGAAGTGGGTTCAGAGGGGAGGGCCCGTCGATCAAAATGGCGCAGACGAACCTGGAAGCGCCGGATAAAAAACTGTTTTTAGAAATTTGTGGAGAGTGACCAAATGATTCGAGACATCACAAAAGACGTTGACCAGCACTTGCTTACTAAGCAACAAGTCTACCCTCAACACAATAACTGGGCTAGCAGCGTAGGCCATCCATGCGACCGCTTCCTTGTTTATTCTCGACTCAACTGGGAAGAAAAAGAAAAACCAAATCTAGGCTCTATATATATTTTCCAAGAGGGACATATCCATGAGCCAGCCGTCATTCGTTTGTTGCAGGACTCCGGTTTTAAAATAGAGGAATCGCAACGGTCTTTTAGCTGGCGTGAGCATCAGATTACCGGTCGTATTGATGGAAAGATTGAGATAGAAGGGAAAAAATACCCGCTTGAAGTCAAGACGATGAACGAACACAAATGGGAGAAGATAAATACCGTTGATGATCTCCGAAACGACGGAGCCCATTACGTTCGTGGCTACTACGACACGATGCAGATGTATCTCATGATGGACAATTCCGATCTTGGGGTTCTTATCATGAAGAATAAGCAGACGGGGCGGCTTAAAATGCTAGCGGTGCCTCTTGATTACGCCTATGCAGAAGGCATCCTGAAGCGCCTAGAAAAGATAAATGCTCTGATCTCAAAGATAGACAAGGTAAAAGACGCTGGCGCTAAGTTGGCCGAATACCCTGCTCGTATTGCTGATCGTGATGTTTGCCAGTATTGTCCGTTCAAGTCGATTTGCCTTCCAGATCAGAATTTTGACGCTATGAGCATCCTCACTTCTGACGAGATTATCGATCTCTTGGAGCGGCGCGAATTGGTCAAGAACAACGCGAAGGAATACGAAAAAATCATGGACAAGCTGAAGCCGCATTTCAAAGCGCTTGAAAAAGGGGAGTATCTTATTGGCAACTTCACCGTGAAGATCAGGAAAGACAAGAACGTTATCTTTGCTATCCCGCAGGAAGTTAAAGCGCAGTATGCGACAGAGGGCGAGCCCAAAACGGTGCCTACAATCGTGAAGCTGAAAGAAGGGGCCGATGTCGAAGGTTGAGATAGAGAGGCAGAACCTGGTCTACGAGTTCACTTACAGAACGGCAAACGACGAGCCGGGTAGCAAGCGGACACTTTGGGGACTTGGGGAATCTATCGACGACTGCCTGACGAAATTTCACGAGTGGGCAAAGGCATCGTTCGAAGATCAAAACAATCTCCCCGTGATTTTGAACATCGAGTGGAAGGGAGTGATCACGATAAAATGAACCTTCTCAAGAAGCTGAAGCGCATCAAAGAGGAATGGTTCTACCGGCTAGATGATTGGGAAAAGGTATTTATCGGGGATATGTATGATGCGATATTTGACCCAGAGACGCACATTTGCAGCATCGACATTGAGATGCCGGACGAAGAAGTCGAGGAATTCACAAAGGGCCAATACGGACAAGCGTCCAAGATAAACGAAATCTACGAAAAATATAATTGATATGAGCGACAATCTCCCTCCTGGTGTAACAACGTCCATGCTTCCCGGATGCTCTCGAAAAGAAGAGTTGATTGAGAGAATCCTTGAGGAGTCCGACAACGACGAAGGCTATCGCCAATGGCTTGATCAGGACAAAGAAGCCAAGGCAGACTTCGAGGAATACTGCTTCCTCCATTTCTGGGGGACTCTTAAAGAAGACTGCCTGGGATTGCTTCACCCGGACGACATGGCAACCATAGACCCAGAGGACCCGCTTCTTGGACGAGACGACTTATGGACACTTTTCCTCTGGACGGCTCTTGACAAACCACGGCTTGATATTCTAATCGAATCCTACCTTCAATCCCATAAGGACGGCTTCTATGATTGGGTCTTTAAATGAAGCCAATCACCATGGGCATCCCCTGTCCTAAGTGCGACAGACTCATGCAGTATATCGAGAAGGATTGGGCAATAGTTTGTGAGAGTTGTTCAATGAGGCTTGAATAATGCTCATACGCAAAACAACCATCGCTCAAAGCATGGTCATGCAGAAAGCTAACGTTAAACGAAACAGTCCTTTCGGGCATATTGAAAGTTGGGAGCTTGATTGCCAAAGCGCTGTCAGTAAAAAATTATCCCGTTTAGCATGAACCAGAAACGAGCAGAGACGTGGAAGACAAAAGACGGAACCGTATTGCTAGTAAGAAACATGACGAAATCGCACATCAAGAATTGTATTGCTATGCTACGGCGATACGAAACCCATTTAGCGTTTGAAGCTTATCGAATGGCTGAGTTTTGCAATGGAGAGATTGCGCAAGATACCCTTGAATGGATTGGTGATAGACTTTTGGAAGAAGGCGATGATGATGTTCAAGAACAAATTTCCATGTTTGAAACGGAACTGGAAAGAATGGCAAAGCCTTGATACTCGAAGTCCTGACGCACACGAGCCTTGTTTTATTCATCATCATTGTCCTGGGCATCATCAAGGACATCGCCTACAGGAGGGGCTTGGAGGAGGGCTTTGACGCTGGGCGAAAGATAATGATGACCAAGATCAAGCAGAACGCCGTTTATGGGTATGAGATAAAGAGGAGGAAGCCATGAAGAAGCATAAGAGGTCGCATAAGAGGGGGCATGTATATTGCCACAGGAGCCTTGTTGCCTTTTTTGACGGGAAGCGCTTAGCAAATAAAAAGTTAATTTACGTTTGCCGTTGCGGGAAGAGAAAACCATAAGGAGATTAAAATGAAAGCATACAATTCAGACAAGAAGCTCAAAGAGGGCATTGTGGAGGAAATGAAGGCACACCGAAAAGCAGATTCCATCATCCACGGAACCTACGGGAAGATGAACGGGCGTTTTAAGGGTTGCGCCGTAGGGTGTGCTATCAATTCCTACAACGTCCGAATGAAAAAAGAGTTTTCGACAGCCGATCACTCTGTCTATGAAACAGAGCTTGGCATCCCACGCGCTCTGGCTTATCTCGAAGATGCAATTTTCGAGGCACTTCCAGGCAAGAATGGACCAGATTTTGCTGTTGCCTTTCTTGAGGCAATTCCACCCGGCGCGGACCTGTCGCTTGTTATACCGAAGTTTATGGTTTGGCTCATGCAAGAAGACGACAAACAACTTCCGGCACTTCCGGATGGCGAGGCTTTCATGGCGCTCAAGGAAGCCGTAAACGGTGTTCGTGTGCTTTATCAGCGACTGGTAGACGGCGGGACCGTATCTGACGCGGAATGGATATCGGCGGCCGACCTGATCGAAAAAGCACGTCAGGCCGCACGGGCCGCACGGGCCGCACGGGCCGCATGGGCCGCATGGGCCGCATGGGACGCACGGGCCGCATGGGACGCACGGGCCGCATGGGCCGCATGGGCCGCACGGGCCGCATGGGACGCATGGGCCGCATGGGCCGCATGGGCCGCATGGGCCGCACGGGCCGCACGGGCCGCACGGGCCGCACGGGCCGCATGGGC